AGCTCAGGCAAGCCAAGCCAATTTTCAAACTTCAATTCAGGTAATGAGGCGAAAGCTGGCAGCCTAGTTTTAATTGAATTCCATAATCGGTCAGTATGGTTTGACCTGACCATATCTGTTACCTGTAAGTCGTAGAGGACTTGCTTAGTAACTTGGCGATCTCTGTCAAGTGTCCCAGCAAATTCCCCTGCCAAGCCTCGTTCCCATTTGGAGAGTTGAGGAAGGTCGATTTCATCTCCGACCGTCGCGACTTGATGCGGTTTCCATTTGTTAATAAAGCGTACAAGGTTTCTAGTTGCAATTGGGTCATGGTATGGAATTTGTAAGTCTGAAATCAGAACAATTCGCTTAACTTTATTCGTCCTCGTCAAAGTCGTCTAATGGGTTTTTAATTGGGTCTGTCGTGTCAACAATCCAATCAGGATAACTAGACCTATCCATAGCAAATGCTAGAGCTGTTCCTTCGTCCATGTTTGCTTTTCGGCAAGCCATATAAACTTCATTGGCTGCAATTGCCCAATAGTCAAGTTTTGTAAGTACAGGCTCTTTAGTAGTCCTGCGTCTTTTAGCTACTTTCTTTTTAGGTTTACGCTTTGTTGCCATAGGTTTATTTTACTTCCTGCTAATGACAATAAACAGCTCATCAATGCGATCTGAAAGGCGTGTTGTTTCTTGTTGTAATGAGGTCAACTGGTCTTTCATTGAACTCCCGCCATTGGGGCGAAGCTCGTTCAGCCAACCTTTTACTAGCCAGCGTAAGCCAGCCAGCACTCCGATTAATGTTGTGGTAATTCCAGCAGCGAAGCCAGCCCACTCAAGGGCTGACATTACTCTTTACTGCCTATGCCAAAATCATCATCAGCTTTATCTAAGGCTTTAACCGCAGGGTGAGCAAGGGCGGCAAGAATTACTGAAACTGTTGGGTCAAAGCCAAGTTCATTGCTTGCAATAAATGTTAAAAACGAAACAAGAACTCCTTTAAAATATGCTTTTAATATTGCTTTTTGCTTATTACTTATTTTCATTACTTGCCTCCTAGTAGTGGTATATCAAAAAAATCAGAATTATTATCTTGGTCTTTGCGGAAAGAAAGGTGCAAATGGTGGTTATGCGGACTGTATCCGCGATAGCGACGCCACTTGTAATTTAGAATTGGCGAAGCAATCATGCCTAAATGAATTACATAATGAATACGTCCATGACGTTTAGCGTAGAGTCTAATCTGATCTGCCAAATATGCTGAAGCTCGTTTGTCGTCAGAAAGGCGAGCGTCAATGTCAATTGCTCTAACAACAAAGTTGGCTGACGCGTCGGGTATGTGATCGCTTTTACCTCTGCGTTTGTGATGATCGTCAGCAATCCACCCATCACTTTTGCGCTGGCGATCTCCGTAAGAATCATCTACCTGATTGCGTAATTGAGCAGCCGCTTTTGATAACCATGGTTTCATTTAGACACAATTCCTCAAGATTATGCTGTGAGGGTATTGAACTCCTCTTGGGTCAAACCCAAGCGTTCAAGTAATACTGCTTTAGCCTGAGCCTTCGCTTGGGCTTTGGCAATTTCATTTGCTTTGACCTGCTCAATTGCAGCATCAATCTCTACTTGAGTAGGAGCATCTCCTTCTAGTACATCCCATTTAATTGTTGAATAATCATTATCAGTAAATGAAAACTCAGCGGTTGGTTTTAATAATCTAATTGCATCAACTAAATAAAATGTCATTACGCACCTATTTCTAAAGCAATAATTGAACTTGTTACACCATTTTCACCTTGACCGTGTATTTTACCATTATCGGCTGTTGTACTAACTTTTATTTGTGTTTTGTAAGTTGTTGCAGATGTTGTTGATGGGGTATCTAAATAATTTAATGCAAAATATGCCTGCATATTAGTCTGATAAGTAGAACCGCCAAGATTTGCTAAAATGAAAAAACCATCATTACCATTTAAAATTTCAGTAGCACCCCTCATCAAACGCCATCCACCTAATGCTCTATCACTATTTCTTGCTAAAAGCAATCCTTGACTTACTAAAATCAAAACTTTGCTTGATGATAATGTTGGAGTGATCGTTACGCTTAAACCACTATCAGTCATTGTAGTGCTTGCAACTGTTGTTACTGTGCTAGATGTTGCTTGAACAACCTGCAACACTTTCCCACCGCCAGCAGGAGCAGCCCATTTTAGACCAGTTGCTTCCGCACTATCCGCTACAAGTGTGTGTCCGTTTGTGCCTACTGGCAATCTTGCGTCGGTTGTTGAGTAAGTATAAAGATCGCCCTTAGTTGTTAAAGGTGATGAGCCACCTGACTTAGTAACCCATGCTGAACCTGAGTACACCTGTATTACGTCGGTGTCCTTAAGGTATGAGGTTTGACCCTCTTGAGGTGAAGTGATTGCGGCTGATCGTGCGGCGGCGTCTGCAAAAACAAGAACGCCCTGCATTAGATACCCATTAGTATCGGCGGCACTCAAAAC